CTTTTATGGGAAAATGCGGTCGGGCAGCGAAGGTGCGCTCACGGCGGCCCTCGCGGGAGCGGCGGGCAACATTATCACCCTTACGGCTCCGAAGGTCCAGTATACGGGCATCAAGTCGGAAGCGCGGGAAGGCTACCGGTCCCTGGGCATTGACTGTCAGTTGAACAGAAACAGCGGCGACGACGAGATATCAATCGCCTTAACCTAACCGACCGGGGACATGTTCCGGAAGCTGCGCGCCGCAGATCGGAACGTGTCCCCGGAATGAAAACGGAGCGTCGCGACATGGAAGAAAAAAAATACACCATCGGCGGCAAAACCTACATCCAGAAACCGCTGGTCCTGGGCCAGTGGCGGCAGCTCAATGAGGTTGTCCAGACAGTCCTCCTGCCGGAGGAGCTGGACATCAAAAGCCTGATTGTCGCCTTCGGCAGCCGCCTGTTTACGGCTTTGGCCATTATCGTCACCGAGGAAGGCAAGTCTCCCAGGGATAAAAACATCGCCGCCCTGGCCGATGAAATCGAATTCGGCGTCACGCCGGAGGAGGCTCTGGAGATAATCGCCGATTTTTTCGCACTGAACCCCATGCTTTCTCTGTTGAACAGCATCGACGGGCTGATCAACCGGATCAAGGAGAGGCTGGGGGGGATTGGGTCGAGGAACTCTGCTACCTCTGCAGCGGCGGCGACATTACCCGCAGCCGCTGGGTCCTCTGGAACGTCACTGCCCCCGGCGGCAGAAACTGGGCCGCCCGCGTCATAAAACAGCGCTATGAATGGGTGGAGATCTTGTTTGGAAAACCTGAAGGCGATAAAAACACGGATGGCGGGAAGCAATGCCGCAATACGGCAGCTTGCGCCATGTGCCGGAAACAGTGTTCTGAACACCAGCTACATTAGGAAAATCGACCGATGAATGAAAGTGTAAAACTGCAACTGATCATCGAGGCCGTCAACAAGGCGGATAAAGCCTTGGGGGAGGTTAGTCAATATCTCAAGGCCGGCCAGGTCGATACTGAAAAACTCAACGCCAAATCCAGGGACCTGACGGCCACGATGGGCCGTCTGGCCGCCTCCGTGGTGAGCGTGAGTGCTGCCCTGGCCACGATCAAGGCCGGGCTCTCCTATCTGGCCGAAATCGAAACCGCCACGCTGGGCATCGCCTCCGCCTATATGACGGGCGGACAGTACATCGACGCCACCAGCAAGAAGGCCCTGAAGGCCGATGAAGCCCTGAAGGCGGCCCAGCAAGATTCCAAAAGCATCATCCAGGAACTGCAATACGCCAATCTGCAAACCATCGCCACGCTGGACCAATTGATCAATGCCTATTCGGTGACCTTGCCGGTGGCCCTGGCCAAGGGTTTTAACCGGCAGCAGGTTAAGGATTTTACTGTGGCGATGGTCCAGGCGGCCGGCGCGATCGGGCTGCCCATGAATCAACTGGGGGAGGAAACCCGTGCCCTCTTGACGGGCGCAATTGACCCCAGGAACAGCCGGATCGCCACGGTCCTGGGGCTCCGGAATGAGGATATCGCCCAATATAAGGGGAATGCCAACGGCCTGTTTGATTTCCTGATGGACAAACTCTCGGCCTATCGCATTGCGGGGATGGAAGCCCAGAAGACTTGGGCTGGTCTCTTTTCAAATACCAAAGATATCGCTCTCCAGGCGCTGGGACAGGGAATTGAACCTCTTTTTGAGGCGATTAAGTATGAACTGACGGGAATTACAAACAAAATCGTCACCATCGATGAAACAACCAAAAGCATCAAATGGAACCCGGAATTTCTGGAATCCGTTGCCTCGATCCGCAGTGGCCTGACAAGTATCGTGGCTGAGTTCTATCGGCTGGGTATGCTGCTTGATAAAATTGGAGGTACCGGAACGACGATTGCGGCCGCCTGGCACGATATGCGGGCTAATATGTGGCAGGGTGAGCTGGCGCGGGCAGAGCAATCGGTTTTCCCCGATAAAAAGCGCATAGAAGAACTCAAAAAACTTCTCCAAGAACAGCAGACATTAGCTGATAAGTCCCGGAAAGCAAACGATACTTATCGCGAAAACTACATGCGGTCCGAAAAGGCCCTCCAAGACATGGTTATGTCGGAGGTGGGCTGGAAGCCCGTTACGGCGGATATTGATAAAAAAATGCGGGAAGCGGCCCTCAAGGGCAAGCGCATTTCTGAGCAAACACAGATAAATGCCGGCAACCCTGATGAGGGAACGCAGCAATTATTGAGGTACTATCGTGAATTAGATAAAACCGCCCCCATCTGGCAGCCGAAGCCACCAAAAGAGGACGCCGACACCAAGCTGACATCACTGAAAGAAAAGTGGCAGGAAACGCTCCGCAACATGCAGGCCGATGAGGCAAAGGCGGCGGCGGACGATCCTTTCCTGGATAAGCTTATTGAAATTGACAAACAAGCCGCCGCCTCACTTGAAAAATTCAAGGGTATTGCGGGCGCTGAGCTGGAAATAGAAAAATGGCGGGAAACGGAATCCGGTAAAGTCAAGCTCGAGGGGCAGCAGAAGCAAGCCCAGGAAGGGCAAGCGGCAGCGGAAAAGGAGTGGGAGATCCAGCGGGAGGGCGAAAAGGCCCTGGAAGAGCTGGAAAAATCCCTTTCCGAGTCCAAAGCCACGGAGCTGGGGAAACGCTTGCTGGCCGTTGATGCGACCGCCAAAAAAGAAAAGGAACTGGCCGATACTGTTTACGAATCCGGCGTGAGCGATGAAGCGGCGCATCAAGCAAAAATCATTGAAATTAATAATGAAGCGGCGCGCCAGAAGGGCAAGATCAACGCCGAATACGTCAACCAGACCCAGGAGGCGGAAATCAACAGCCGCCTGGCCGCCCTCGATCTGCTGGAAAAAGAAGGCATGGCCCACCGGGACACCCTGCAGGAGCGGATAGCCCTGACCAAACTCAGCATCGCCGCCGAAGAGCAATACCTGCAAACGATGACCAAAGAGGGCAACCTGCAGGCATGGAACAGCCAGCAAGCCAAAGTCGATGCCCTGAAAAAATCCGTTGCCGAACTGACCCATGACGTGCAGGGCTCAAGCCTGACAGGCGCACTCACCATCTCCCTGAAGGAGACCGGCAATGAGTTAACAGACCTCTTCGGCAAAGTAAACGGCGCCGTGCACAAGGCCTTCGACGGCATGACGGAAGCCCTGACGGATTTCGTCATGACCGGCAAGGCAAACTTCTCCGACCTGGCCAACTCCATCATCCGGGACATGATCCGGATAATGATTCAACAACGGATAACCGGCCCTCTGGCCAGCGCAGCCGGTGGTTGGTTGGGTAGCATATTCAACAGCGGTTCAACGGTGTCTGCCGGTGCCCTGGATCTACCAAATCTCACTGCCAACGTCGCGCATGGCGGCGGCGTTATGAAGGAAATCAATACCTACCGTATCGTCCCTTCCTCTTCTTTCGTTAACGCTCCCCGTTATCATGGTGGGATAGGGCCTGGAGAACGACCGGCAATCATCAGGACGGACGAAAGCGTCTTGACACCCGGCCAAATGAAGCAACTTGCCCCTGTCGGCGGTGGTGCGCAGCAGGTAAAGGTGCAAATCATCAATCAAAGCGGGCAGCAGATGCAGGCATCCGACGCTAAGGTCAGTTTCAACGCCCAGGAAATGGTGGTTACGGTCTTCCTCGATGCTTTACAATATAATAAATTCGGCCTGAGAACGGCGCTGGGGGGCTAAAGATGGCAAACTGGCCAAACATACCCAACCCCGACTGGGGGCTGGAAGAAGAGGATTACAAGCCGCAAATCAAGGATGAGTTCGAGGCGAACTATGTCCAGACGGGTCCAGCCGCCTCGCGGATGCGCGGCAAGTTCCCGCTCGGCTGGGAACTGCTTTCCGAAGCTGATTTTCAGACGCTGAAGACCTTCTTTAACACCAATCAGGGCGGTTCCTTCACTTGGACCCATCCTGTAGCCAACACGTCACATAACTGCGTTTTCTCTGTTAATTTTATTAAATCCAAATGGCTCTCGGCAGGCTGGCGCAGCAATGTCCAGTGCCCGATTGAGGAGGTCTAAATGCCTCTCTCCCTGAGCACTATCGCCATCGAGGAAAAAAACAAGCTGGCCCGGGATAGCCAGTTTGTCATCTGCCTGCTGATCACCATCCCCGGCCTCGAGGATCCGCTCCGCATCGTCCGGGATAATCAGAACCTGACCTGGCTGGGCGAAACCTGGACGGCCTTCCGCTTTGACATCGATGAGATCGGCGATACGGACAAAGGCGAAGTACCTCAGGTCAACATCCGCGTCTCCAACGCTTCCCGGGCGATGGAGCACTACATCCAGGATTATGACGCCTGGGTGAAAAACAACGGATTTACGCCCATCACCGTGAATATTTACGTGGTTAACACGAAGGCTGTGACGAATAACGGCAGCTGCGACCCAGAGGTGGAGCATATCTTTGAACTCACCAAGCCCAGCTCCGGGCCACAGTGGGTAACCTTCGCCCTGGGAGCGTCAAATCCATTTAACCGCCGCTTTCCATTGCCACGAATGTTTCGCAACCTCTGCCGCTACCGACAGTTTAAGAGCGCCCGGTGCGGTTATGCCGGGGCGCAGACCACTTGTGATCGCACATTGACCCGCTGCCGGGAGCTGAACAATTCCCCACGGTTCGGCGGCTTTCCCGGCATGGGTGTGGGAGGTTTGAATGTCGCCTGATCTCACCGATCTGATCGGGACACCCTACATACAAAACGGGCGTGATCCGCAGGTCGGATTGGATTGTTGGGGTGTATGTCTGGAGGCCATGCGTCGTTTCGGTCATAAGTTGCCTGATTTTGACCAGGCCATTTATTCGGCCCTGGAGGTGCGGGACAAATTTTACCAGGCCGTCAGCCGGAGTGAATGGGTGAAACTGGCGGAACCGGAGCCCGGGTGCGTCGTAGCAATGGCCTCCGACCCCGATCTGCCCGGGGCGATAACGCACGTCGGCGTCTGCATCGGCAGGGGCCGGGCGATCCACACCTTGACGAAACATAATTGCAGCATCATCCGGCTGGATGACAACTTCTGGGCCCGCAAAATAAAAGGGTATTATCAATGGGTTCCCTAACCGCCCCGCAGATTCATATCACCTGCGTTTATAACTACTTCGACCCACTCGCGCCCGGTGCCCGGGATGTCCGGCATCTTACCTGGGAGCCGAGAACTGTTCGAGAACTGGTGGAGGTATTCCATCCCCCCCGTTCTATCGACGGTTATGACGTGGTGGCAACAATCGACGGAGCGCCGTTTAAGACCGGAGAGGTGTGGGATTTAACGCCATCCCCCGGCGCTTCGGTGGTCTTCGCATTAGTTCCGCGAGGCGGCGGTTCAAATCCTTTGGCTACAGTGGCGATGCTGGCTGTTATGGTGGTGGCTTACGTATATGCTCCACCGTTGGGAGCCGCCATGTCGGCATATATAGGTGTTGGATCGTCGGCAGCCCTCTTCTATACCGGCATAGCCTATGCCGGTATAATGATAGCCGGTGCGGCTCTCGTCAATGCCGTCCTTCCTCCCGGCGCTCCGGATCAGCTGGGTCTCCCTTCCGGCCTGGGCAATTCCCCAACCTACGGCTGGGGCGCGGACACGAATGCTGTCTACGAAGGCGGAACGCTGCCTGTCCTGTATGGCACGCACCGGGTGATACCGCCCCGTGTGGGTAAATACGTCAGTACGGAGGACGGCAAACAGGTTTTAAACCTGCTTTTTGCCGTGGCGGGTCATGCCCTGGACGCGATTTCTAACGTAGAAATCAACGATACACCCTATGAAGACTACAATGACTCGGGGGTACCGGCCAGCGTCGTAATTACCACACGCCTGGGCGCGAACGATCAGACCGCCATTCCCGCATTCCTGAATACTATTGCCGAGAATCCCGTGGGCGTGGAACTGGGGAATTCCTGGACCACCCGTCAAACGGCCGGGAACACCGCCGAAGCTCTGGGATTGTGCCTCATTTTGCCCAAAGGTCTGTATTATGCGGGCGATTCCGGGCAGTTGGTTACCCAGAGCATAGACTTTCTCGTTGAATACCGCCGCGTAGACGATCTATCCTGGACGCGCTGGTTAAATGAGACGATCTCCGCCGCCGATAACAGCGCGATCCGCAAGTATTACCGTGCCGATACCCTGACTGCCGGTCGGTATGATGTGCGGGTTATGCTTACTTCGACTCAGAACTCGGGTGCGCGCTATGCCAATGACGTTTACTGGGAAAGCCTCCAGGAGATCGTATATGACGATTTCGCCTACCCGGGCGTGTCGCTCCTGGCCGTAAAGATCACTGCTACTGATAAGATATCGGGCGGGATCCCGACGGTTGCCTGCCGTGCGACGCGCAATAATGTCGCCGTCTGGAACGGCTCGGCGGACGTCTCAAAAGCGGCCAACCTACCGCCCTGGATCTGCTGTGATATCCTGAGAAATGAGGAATATGGTGGCCAGGCCGATAAGACACGCCTGGTTTATGCGGCCTTTTCCGACTGGGCGGACTGGTGCACGGAGAACAGCCTCGCCTGCAATATCTACCTGGACAGCGCCTTTTCGCTCCGGAAAGCTCTGGATATGATTGGCCTCCTGGGACGCGGCAACGTGGTGCAAATGGGCTCCCGGTTTACCTGTATCGTCGATAAGCCGGAGGAGTTGCCGGTGCAGCGATTCCTTTTTACTGCCGGGAATATCGTCAAGGATTCCTTCAACATAGAGTGGCTACCCTATGAAGGGCGCGCGAATGCGCTGGAAGTGACCTATTTCGACGCGGAGATAAACTATTCCCGCCAGTCCTTCTTGCTGAAATCCCACGATTTCGAGACCACCGACCAGCCTGTCGAGCCGGCCACACTGACCCTGGTCGGCTGCACGAACCGGGCAATGGCCATCAAGCACGGCACGGCGCAGCTCAAGCGCAATCGCTACCTCACCATGATGCCCACCTGGACGGCAGCCGTTGATTCAATCGGCTGCACGCCCGGAGACGTCGTCGAGGTGGCCCATGACCGGCCGCAGTGGGGATTCTCCGGACGCGCCGTTTCCGCTACAAATAATACTATCACCCTGGACCGGAGCGTGACGCTCTCGCCGGGTACCACCTATATGGTCACGGTGCTCCATGCCAGCGACGACTCCCGCGAGGACCGCTACGTGACCGCAGTCTCTGAGCAAACCACGACAAGCACCCTGACGCTGACCGCAATCTGGACGGCAAACCCCGCTAAATATGACCAGTACTCTTTCGGCGTGGAACATCACGTCACCCAGCTTGTCCGGATCGGCAGGATCACGCGGTCCCAGGAAATGCGCCGCAAGATTACCGCCC